AGAAAACTGGCGTAGATTCGTGCGGCCCACTTATTTAAAATCCCGATTAGGATCTTACCTGACCGGTGGCGATCAATTAGGTCGCCCATTCGGTCTAAGCTCATGCTAAAGAGATCTCCTCTTCGGAGCTGTGCTCCTAGGAATGTCTCTAAAGCTACTTTACCGTACCCAGCCCAACCATACCTGGTTGTACCTGGGGTGAGCAAAACAGCTAAGATCCATCGGATGACTAGAGGTACCTTCCCATTCCGGATATCCGGAGTGAGAAGCGCCCAAACTCTTTGTGGTAAGAGCAATCTACAAAATCGAGATACCCAGACCTTATCTAACGGCTTCCAGTCGCGACGGAAGAGCCGGAGCGCAAGCTCCAGTCTCTCCGCCAGGCTATTAGCATTCACCTCTTCTCGAAGAGAAACAGGCGAACAGTTCATAGCGCCGACGTAAGTTTGGTTAGCAAAGTTGAACATCCCGGCTTCTGAGATATGCGACTTAGCCAGAGAGAGCGGAACATGTAACTCTTTCATCAGGGCTTGATAAAATACAGCAACAGCGGAGTTTGCAATAACCACATCATCTCCAAGGACCATATAGTCCCGGAAAGAGAGGAGAGTGGAAGGAGCACATGCTCCAACACACACTGCTGAGTACAAGACGAGTGCATGATGCACGAGCGCCATTGAAGCCCAGCTAGTTAAAGCACCCATCGGCTGTCCTGTAGTATATCGCACCGTCCGAGGATGATTCTTATAGCATTTGAGTGTTGACTTAGGCGACGTAAAGTCACGGTCCACCAGTAGCTTGAACCAAAGATCAAGGATCTTTTCGGGTAACACCTTGGAGAATAAGGCTCTATAGAGTGCAAGCGGAATTAAATCCGTAGCACTTTTTAGGTCGTAACTCCAGATGTCCCTATAACCTCGTGAAGCAAAATCTCTAACTCGACCTTCTTGGTTGAAGGTAGCATCTTGCGGTAACAGGGTAAGTACTTTAAACATCCAATCATGGAGAGGTTTAAGGACGAAATTCGTCCAGTAGTCTACTATTGCGATGGTTCGTACCTTCCCAGCAGCTTCATACAAATTATGTAGACGCTGAAGGGTTGGCATGTTCCACCGTAGATATCTTAGGTTTACACCTAGGAAATCATAGACATACGAGTAGTCTACCTTGGTTTCTTTGGTAGTCAAATGTACCGAGACTAGAGCGGTTGTTTCTTTCTGAGCACCTAGTATCGTAGAAATCCACTTTTTAGTCGCTTTTGACAGCGTCTGAATCGTTGAAATCACAGATAAAAGGTAACTCTGATTAGAGGCAATCACAGCACTAGCTAACTTCTGGTTAAGAGCAAACATCTTGGCAGTCTTCCTAAAATTTAGGAGGATGTCAAGTTGCTTTGTTTCCTCTAACCACTCACGGATATAATTCGACTTTACTCCAGTTATGGAGCGAAGCGAATGTAACCATCTCATCTTAGACTCATCAAGGAGCTCCCCGGGCTTAGCCTTTAGTGCATCGAAAGATGCCCAGAGGTAAGCATCGAGGCCTGCTCCAAGAATCGTCACAGGATGATTTGGGCCCGCATGAGTGGAAAAGAAGAAATTCTTAATTCGAAGGTCCGGTCGTTTGATCCCATTGAACCACAATAGTTCCCAAAAGATTTTACAAAATTCTGAGAACGTCTCGAGTGTGGGATTACCTTCTAAAGGTGGATGGGGGGCCTGAATTGAGCCTGTTGCTAAATGTGGTTCTTTCCATGTCCCTAGGATTCCCTTGTAACTGAATAACATTGACGTCCAAATATGGATGTAATGTCTATTCCCGGCTCTGATCCCTGATCTTACGAAAAGGGGCAGTTGCGCAGGAAGACCGTTTCTTAAACGGATTCGGAAACCAAGAGATTGGGTGGATGTTAATTTCCGCCCTCCTAGGTAGGAATTTACTACAAATAGCATGATTTTCATTCGGGCTATTAGGTGATTTATACCGTTCCTTTTCAGAACTTGAGTTAACCAAATAGCGAAAGAGTTAGACTCTACACGGTGAACAGTGGTCATCGAAGAGCCACGGCTCCACCATGACACGATTTCGTGCCATGACGAGAACCACTGTCTGATATTGCTAACAGACAGTTGGACCATCGAGATTCCTCTCGTACCTGTTTGGGTCGAAGTCGACACCTTACGGTTAGACAGAAACTCACTCAGTCGAGTACTGAAAATATTCAGTAAACGACGTTTACCACGTTTTCC